GTAACCTGTCTTCCAGAAGCGTTAGTAACAGTACCCCCAGAATGCAAAGCTCCTCCAATTGTCAAAGCAGCATTATTCCCTACGGCGGCGGCTGTCGATATACCATCTGCATCCAGAGCTACTTCATCACTAATGGTGATAGCTTGAACATCTGATCTTCCCATAAAATTCTCCTAAAATGTGGGGGGCTTTTACACCCCCCTATTGATTAGTTGTTAGCTGTTGTAACTGCTATTGTTCCACCAGAGGTTCTAATCATCATTTTGACTGCCATGCTGTCTGTGTCGGCAGCGGCTTCAAAATAAATGTAAGAACCAGCTATTATAGTTGTGTCTGCAGCTGATGCAGTTAAGATGATTTTAGCATGATCATCTGTGGTAGTCGCCTCTCTTTCAAGAACGCCCGTTCCAGCACCTGTTACAAAAGCTTCAAATGAGGAAGCATCAAGTTCGTTGTTTGTGTGAACTTGTAAAGTAAGAACCTGTGATGCAGTAATGACATTGTTGTTAAAGATAATCATACTTTTATGAGTATCTGAAGCAAGGTCAGTAGTCGATGCTGTTAATGCCAAAGTAGAACCAACATTACCGTTGTATCTTACTACACTTTGATTTGCAGCCATGCTTGTAGCGCCAGCAGCAATTGTAAAGTCTGTTCCTACAACGCCAGTTCCACCAAAGATTGCTCCTGTCTGTGCAACAGTCGGAACAGCCGTTTGCGTGGCTACACCTTCTAATGCAAGAGCTAGTTTAAGCGCAATGATTGGTTCAGTCAAAACATCATCCACGTTTGCAACAACGCCAGTTGCCCCAAACTTACCAAAGTTCTGATTCCATTGTGGGTTCATTCCCAACATTGTAGTGCCAATTCCTTCATTATACCATGAAGCGGCTGTCATGCCATTCATTCCACCACTAGAAACTAAATCCCCAGAAGTAGTTGTTGTCCCTGTGACACCTAGTGTTCCCCCTATGGAAGCGTTGCCACTTGAGTCAATGGTTGTATTTGTTGTTTCAACGCCTGTACCTGATGCAGTTGAAATTTGAGAATAGCCCCCTTCAGAACGAAGAGTGCCTTTAAAAGTAGAGTTTGCCTTGTCGTGGCTAAAGTCTGCATTATGCAGTCAAGAAAAAAGGGGGAGATTTCTCTCCCCCAAAGTATTTAAGCTCCTGGTGAGCCGTAGTAAGCAAGAGGGTCGGAATAACCGAAGCTATAACGCTCTCTTCCTTTGTAACGTACATTACCTGTTTCAAAGTCGCCTTCCATTCCAGTCTTCATTGCAACTCTTGTGAAGTGCTTAAAGCCATTTGGAATGTCAGTTCCTAAGAACCATGCATCTGTATCAGTTAAGAAGTGGTTAACCATGTAACCACCCGGAACGGCAGACATAGATTTAAGAGCATTTACATCATTGTCTGATGTTCCTGATCTTTTTTCAGAAGCCATAAGTCGCTCTGCCACAAACTGAAGATCGGATGGGATCAACAATTTCTTTGGCTTTGCGGCTATTTTAAGACCTCTTTCATCTGTCCATTTACCGATAGCAATTACGGCAGCTTCCAAAGAAGTTTCATTTAAGTCAGCCGCAGTTGATGGTTCATTAGCATTTGTACCACCACTTACTAGTGGGTGATCGGTAGCAAATACACTTTTTCCATCTCCTCCAGTTTGACCTGTGAAGCCTTCATTGAAGATCGCTGCACCCTTAACTTCCTTAGTGTTTTGAAACGCACGAGCAAGAGCCTTTGTATAACGAGCCGAAAGGCTGTCATATAAATTATCTTCCACTGCTTCTTGAGTTAGTGAAAACCCAAGTGCAATTACTTCGTGTGAATAACGAGCAGTGTATACTTCCTGCGCATCATCATAAGCAATTGCTGCACCTTCGTCTTTAGTTGGTGCAGTTCCAAAACCAGAAAGCTTGGTTTCTTCTTCAAAAGCACGATCTGAGCTTTCGACCTCAAAACAAGATCTCCACTCTTCTGGGTATCGTGCGTATTCCATGCCGAACAATGCGTTCAGACCCGGAAGCAACTCTTTCATAAGTTGCGCTCTAGATATAGCCATTACTCAGCCCCCTATGTTATAGGATCTACTAAGAATGCATTTTCTGCTGGATTTAACATTACAACAATATCTGTGTAAGTATCCCCAACTGAAGAACCTGCTCTCTCAATAAAGTCCACAATTTTCCAAGCTTCTCCACCAACTGAAGCAGTTGATGCATCACCTTGCATTCCAGAATTACCCGTTACAGTGCTACCACTTGCAGTCTGAACAAGATCTAAACTCATACCTAATGAGGTTTGAGCAATAGCTCCGTCACATTGCAATTCGTACAAAGTGTGAGGGTGTACAGCGACAATAGCTTTAATGTCGCTTGCTACAATACTACCGGGATAGTATTGCCTAAAAGTTGGTTGGTCTGTATTTGGGTCTGTATAAGAACATCCCAAGAACACACCGATTGGGTTTACTTCACTTGCCACAGCTTCTCTGACAATATATCCATCGTCAGTTGAAGAAGCAACGTTTGCAAAGCCAACGCAATCACCGTTGAAAATAGCCGTGCCATAATTAGAGTTGATTAAATATTCTCTAGTAGAACCAGCAAATGGCGTACCTCCAAGGATTCCTATGGGTTTTAAACCACGGGGCGCAGATGTAGTTGACATCCATTTCTCCTATTAAGGTTAATATTGTGAAGAGTCTTATGACTCTCCAAACTTTACACTAGATCTCCTGTCAGGTTGATTGATAGGCATTCTAGGGTTGGATTCCCTCATTAGAGACGAGTCAACAGAACGTATAGCTTCAGTAGATTGTTTTCTGTAGTATTCATTTCGTTGAGACGCTCTTCCTGTGGGCATCCTACAAAGAAGCAATCCACCAACTTCTATCTTTCCTTCAAACCTTGGGCTTGGGTCTAACACAAGATGTTCCATTTCAGGGCATTCATTGACAGGAACTGCTTCCCATCCTTCTCTAAGTTTCTTGCTGAAATTCATCGGGTCATCTTTTCCCAAAGTAGAAGTGCGCACCCATTTAAAGCTCCACCCTTCTTGGGGCAGTGGGTCGGGTAATAAGTTTGGTGGTGTCCAGTCTTCGTTGCGCACATCCTGCTCTCGCTTCTCAATTTCACGGGGTGTACGATTTGCTTGTTTTTTAGCTACCATTAGAATATCTCCTAATTGTTAAGTGCGACAAATTGTTTGGCATATTCCTCTAGGGGAACGCCTAACCTTTTGGCGACAGCCACTTGGCTGGGTGAAAGTTTGACCTTGCGTGATTTTTTTGGCGATTGGTTTCCAGCAGGAGTGACCAAAGTGGTATTCACGGGATTACCAGCATTCTTCTGAACGGTCATAGTGTCATCAGAAGAAAATTTATGTGGAAACTCTTCCTTCATACGATTATCAAGTCTTTCGTAATAAAGGTCGCTGTCTCCAGATATTCCTTGTTTAAGCAGTTCGTCGTGAATGGTATATGCCGCATTCGTCATAATCATATCACTATTAAACCACGGATTGCCACTTGCCCACTCAACTGCCTTGGCATTTGGTGGAGGTGGTATTGACCTGTCAACATCACTTGGTTGTTTTGACTGGTCAGAAAATTGCTTCATCTGTGCAAGCTCACCACGCCTATTGGTGGCTTCCATCATTTTGGTTTGAGCATCTAAAATTTTATCTGCATCGCCTTCTTCATAAGCAATTTTGTAAGCTTGCTTTGCAGATTCCATTTCACTGTTAATTCGACCTTCCATTTCTTTTGTGCCGAATTCACCAAATTGATTGGCTTGCTTTCTTAACTTTTTATTTTCTTCCATCGTCTGAGAAGCAACTTTATAATATTCATCTCTTTGTCGTTCTGCTTCTTTTTGACGGTGAGTTAAATCATCAATTCTTTTTTGGAACTTTGAAGGCTTTTGGGATTTTTTTTCTTTATCCTCAACAACCTCTTCTTGTTCCTCTGCTACTTCTTCCTGTTCAACTTTGGGAGTGCTTTCTTCAGAAGCGTCGCCTTTATTAATATGCTCTACTTCATCCAAATCAATTTCAAAGTTCTCTTCTTCTTTTTCTACAGCTTCTTTTTCTTGCTCACTCATACGTGCGCCCTCGCTATTTTGGTTGGATCTGAAATAACCCCTATTATGGCATCATCGTTTATTATCCTCATTTCTGACCCGTCACATTCAAAACGGTGTCCAGAATACTTAGACAACATAACCCAGTCACCTTCTTTGCACCATGCGCCCTTGCTAAACTTTGCGTCTGACAATGGATAAGCGTCTGGTCCGATCTTGACGACCTTGCCAATAATTGAAGCGACATCTTCCCTGTTCCGTGTATCGGTAGGAAGAAGAACGCCTCCTTTAGTTTTTTCATCAACTTTGGGCATAACTATAAGTATGCGATAACCTGTTGGTTGAGGATAATCATCAGGAATGACAACCTCAGCAGTGGAGTACACTGTAGTCATATTTTCTCCTATTGTGTTTGGTGGCTAACCAGCAGACGGTTATTCTTCATCCTCGTCTGAATTTTTTGCCAGAGAAAGGAGTTCTCTCTCTGCGATAGCTAGACCTTCTATTTGCCCAACCATTCGTTGATATTGTTCGTAGTTCAATGCAGATCCTAAAGCAACGGAATCTGTTAATTCGTTCATTAGTTCTCTAAGCTTTTTCCTTAGCTCTTCAATAAATCGTTCATCCACCTTTTCTTACCTTCATAACTTCAACTGCTAACTTATCATCAGCTATTTCTTTTTGTTGACGCATTCTTAACATTTCTAAATCATTTCTCATCTGTGTTTTCTGTAGATCTGTTTGTGCTTCCAACTGTGATTCCTGCGCTTCCTGTTGCAACTCAGCCTGCTTTAATTGCAATTCGGCTTGTTGTTGCTGAACTACTGGGTCTTGAGCCGCTTGCATTTGCTGTTCAAGAACGGCTTGCTGTTGTGCCTTGCCTGTAATCTGAGCCGCGGCTTGCGAAGCTTGAGTAGCTAGTTGTTGTTCTTCTTCCTCTGATATACCCTTTCCTTCTTTAATGTCAAGTGGTGGTAATTGTGTACCCATTAATTGTTCAGCTTCATTTCTGTACTTATGAGCCATATGTTCACTAATATGAGACGTTACTAAAGGCTGTATCATCTTAGCCATTGGATTCTGTGCCATGCTTGGGTCTTGCATTAAACTCATATGAGCAGAAATATGGGCATCGTGGTCTTGATAGGAAAAAGCCTTAACTGGACCTCCAGACATCATTCTTGCGTTCTCTGAAACAGGGTCATACGCAGGAATTTCGCTTTTATTAGGCAAAATTTTGTCAACTTCTTGAATTCCTGCCGTTTCCAAGAACCTTTTATGCAGTTCTCTCATGTCATACAACTGAGGGGCTTGCCCTGCTACCTGCATAGCCGCTTGCTGTTGCATCATTCTTTGCGCAAAAGAAGTGGCATTTGGGTCAGAAACGGGTATAATGTCTACTTTTTTGTCAAAATCTTCGTTTGGACTGCCATTTTCATCATATGGGTATTCTTGTACGCTTTGCATAATAATATTGGACAGCAAATTAAGTTCTCGGCGAAGGGAGCTATGCAACCGTGCGTGAATAGCGCTCATTACTTTCATTGATCTTTCAATAAGAGCTAGAGTAGTCCCGACAGGAGCTTCTTGATTACCTTCGCCGATCTGTAAATCAGCAATAGACGCAAATCGCCTTCCTTCTTGAACAAGAACGTTTAATAAGCTTGCTAAAGTTGCTGATGGTTCTTTGAACGGCAATGGCATGATATTGTCTCGTATCGCACCACTCGGTAAATCTAAATCTCTAAACTCTCCCGGAGCTATTGGAGTATCATCTCCTTTTATTCGCAACCCTCTTGCTTTAAACCCAGCAGGTAAATTGGCTAACGTTCCTGCATCTATCAACTGTCGAAGTATAGACGTTGAAGACTTTGCAATTGAGCCAATTAAATGTATTAATCCAAATCCATAATACCCAAGACCCGGTTGAAACTTGTAATGAACAAAAAATTGTGCAGGTTTTTTTAGTGGATCGTTCTCTTCGTAATTACGTCGTATTGAAAGGATGGTATTGCTGTTTTTTTCAATAGTAACAACATAGGGTAAGGCAATTCCTGTCTCTTCTCCACTTTCGTCTTTGTCTTCAAATCCTTCGATTTCAAGTTCTGCGTGGATTTCAAGGATTGTTCTAAGGTCGTTTTCACTGACTTCTGTAATCCCTGTAAGTTGGTCGTATTTTGTTTGGACATCTTCAGTCTCCCCTGTTGATGAGTCTGATAAATCAACATCTCTATAAAATCCATTTAACTGCATTTTTTTAATGAAATTTTCAGACTTTTGCATAACATGCGTAAATCTGGGGGATGACAGTAAATCTGTTGTAGAATATGAAACAACAAAATCTTCTGCTGGAACAAAAACACTTGCAGGTCGGTTTAAATAAGGATCAAAATATACTTTTCTAAAAGCTGAACCTGCCAATGCTAGTTGAAACAATAATTGTTCTGTTTCTGTTCTATACTCAGGCATTTCTTCGGTTAAGAGGTAATTCATGTAGTTTTCTACACGCCTTGACTGCTCGCCCTTTTCGTCTGAGTACGTTCCTACAACTTTTGTTTTAACAGGACCAGATGCAGGAAATATCTCCATTATAGATTGAGATACAAATCTTATTACAGCTTCTGATAAAATTGGATGATTAACGCCTGTCGCACCATCAAATGGTTGTGTGCGTATTTCGTTTTGAATTCCAAGAAGCTCTAGTCCTTCTGTATAAGTGTCTTCCCACTCCTGTCGGGAAGAACG